ATTGAGGTAAGCCATATGCCAACGACGGGCCAAGTAGCGAGAAAAAAGTGTAAGCTACGAGAATTATTAAAAGAAGCATATTGAAATATAAGTCTACCGAAGTAGCCGTGTGCTGCTACAATGTTATAAGTCTCGTCTTCCTGACCAAACTTATAGCCGTAGTTCTGTGAGATCTCTTCCGTAGTCTCCCGTAGGATTGAGGAAGTAACAAGGCTTCCGTGCATAGCAGCAAACAAAGCCCCACCAAAAACCCCTGCCACACCGAGCATGTGGAATGGGTGCATGAGGATGTTGTGTTCTGCTTGGAAGACAAACATGAAGTTGAATGTTCCACTGATTCCTAAAGGCATACCGTCAGAGAATGACCCCTGACCAAATGGATAAACTAGAAAGACTGCAAGAGCTGCGGATAGTGGTGCTGTGTAAGCAACAAAGATCCAAGGTCTCATGCCAAGTCTGTAAGATAGTTCCCACTGCCTGCCTGCATAAGCTGCGACACCTATGAGGAAGTGAAAGACAACGAGTTGATATGGTCCGCCATTGTAGAGCCATTCGTCCATGGTTCCAGCTTCCCATATAGGGTAAAAATGTAGTCCGATTGCATTAGAGGAGGGGACGACTGCTCCTGATATAATATTGTTTCCGTATAATAACGAGCCGGAAACTGGCTCACGTATGCCGTCTATGTCTACAGGCGGTGCTGCGATGAAGGCTAATATAAAACAAGTTGTTGCTGTTAATAAGCAGGGTATCATAAGCACACCAAACCAACCTACATATATGCGGTTGTCTGTGCTTGTAACCCACTGACAAAATCTTTCCCAGTTGCTAGTGCTGTTATCTCTTGTTACTGAGATAGCTGCCATTAGAATACTCCGGGTATAATCTGTCCTGTTGTTGCGTAGGCTCCTACAGCTGCTACGAATCCGAGCATTGCTGCCCAGCCATTAAATCTTTCTGCTTCTTTTGACATTAGTTTTCTTTGTGGTAATAATTGTATAGGTGGTTCGTTTGGGTAGATGTTACTCTTACCATATTCGTTGGTAATCATTTTTTCTTTGATTTTTTCTTGTAAGGTTTTGCTGTTTTCGCTGCTTTCTTAAATTGAGCGGCGGTGGGAGAGCCCTTAGAACCCACTTTTCTCATTGTTTCACCAGAGCCAGCGGCAATCCGCTTTCTCTTGGCGTGAATGTTTGCGTACAATCCTCGTTTAGCCATTATGGACCTGTAGTTTGACTTGCTTTTGATGGGTTCATATTCGACCCTTTACCATATGGATTATATGGTTTTTTCTTTTTCTTTTTTTCCTGTCTGTCAGAAATTGATTCAGACTGTGAGCCATCTATGTCTATTGTTTTAGCCATTATGCTTTACCTTTTTTCTTTTTCTTTTTGACAGCATCTAGCAGCATATCCATGCCAGCATCTTGCCGTGCTTTTTTGTTTTGTCTAGCTTCAAGAATGTCTCTTTCTATTTCAAAATCAGGTCCAAGCTGGGCGAGTCTCCGCTTCCTCTCTGTAATAGTGCGTGATTGCCTGCCGTCCTCATCGTATGTGATAGCCATGTTAGCATTTCCATTTGCGTAGGGCAAGTGCCTTTCTTGTAGGCTTGCCGTTTGGTTTCTTCATCGGTCCTTTTACTCCACTCATGCGAGCACAGAAAGAACGCTTACGTGCACCACCTCCGGGCTGTGGTGCTTTGAGATTAGAGCCGGTAGCAGCATTGTACTTCTTTCTACCGGCTGCTGTCAGTCCGCCTGAGCGAGACTTGTGCTTGCCCATCTTGAGACTGACATTCTTTTTCTTTACTGCCATTACACGCCTTTCATAGCTTGTTGGATTAATAACTTCTCACGCTTTTTTCTAATTAGTTCATTAGGAGAAGAGGAGTTAATTATCTTAAGAGCTTTTTTAAACTCTGAGTTAGTCATGTCTCCTGAGCCACTAAGTCTAGGAAGTTGTGCAATCTTTAATTTGTCACGTTTCTTTTTCTTAGCTTTCTTAGGAGCTGGAACATAAGGTCCAGAAGGTTTTGGTTTGTAGGGCTGGTAAGGTGAACCCCCTTCACCGGGGGTTTGCTTCTTAAGTCTAGCCATTACTTTTTCTTTTTATTTTTCATGATTGCAGCCGCAACTTTTGGAGGCAGCTTTGCGAGCTTTGGGGAGACTTTTGCCTTCCCTTTTTTCTTAGCTGCTGGTTTTTTCTTTCCGTAATGTCCGGGCATAATTAAAAGTCCAAATCTGATCTATCTAGTTTGTCGATAATGTCTTGCCTGTAGGCAGGGTCTATATCATACCTTTTGTCACTCATAGCCTGTACTAATTCAGCTTGGCTACGAAAGACATCTGTTGTTTCTGCTTTAGGTGCTTTACCTGAGTACATCTTACCTTCATATCCATTTGCATTTTCATACTGATTCTTCAATGCAGTCACGGCAAACTGCACAGCATCAGCTGTACCACTTGCTATGATGTCATCAAACGCTGCAACTTGTTTAGCATCTAAATTAGAACCAGCCCATTTAATCATGTCTGAATATTTATCTGCTCCACCGACTGAGTTTTGTATCGTACCAATTTCTGATTCACTTAGTTCAGCAGCTGGTGCAGATAATTTATCTTGAAATTGTGGAGCGTTTTGTACCTCCATGTATGCGTCTAGAAGATCTTTACCAGACATAGAACTAAACTTTTCTATTGTTTCAGAAGATAGTTTACCATCATTACTAAACTCATCACTAGCAGAAGAAATGAGCGAAGCCCCGTCACTAAGACTAGGCTGCTCTGGTTCTTCTTCTGATGTTTCTGTTTCTTCTGATGACCCATCTTGGTCTCCTAACTTTTTCTGTAATTCTACATAAGCTTTTTCAAGTTCTTCCGCATTTTTATATTTACCAGCTAACAGTTGCTCCTGATCTTGTGCCATCTGTTCACCGACGGCGAGAGAATCTTGCTCGTCAGGTGTAAGATTGTCAGCCTGAGTTTCTGTCTGTGCTGAAGTGTCTACTGTAAATGTGTTAGTTTCTGCCATTATTGTTGTGGTGGTTGTTGTGATAATCCTTCGATAGCAGCACTAGCCTGCTCTGCCAGCTGTGGATTCTTCTGTGGGTCCATCAGTGGTGTGCCTGCAATCTGTCCTGTTTGATCAACAAGTGATGCCTGTGCTTTTTCCTGTGCTAGTTGTTGCTTATCTTGCATTAACTGTTCGTTTGTCTTAATTAGATTTAGAACATCAATACCTTGTGCTGCTGCCAATCTCTTGATCGCTTCACTTGGTTCTACATATTTTAATAAAGCTTCTGGACCAAGGGTCTGAGCTATTGTTGCTATAAATGTAGTAAGAGATTCTCTGTCCTGACCTCTGCCTAGTGCATTAACACCCGCTACAATCTTAGGACGAACTAAATCTTTAGGTAACTTAGGTATCTCTTTGTTACGCTGTAATATTAGTAATGTTCTGTTGAGATAAGGTACTAAAAATTCCACCGTTAACAATGAAAATAATCCGCCAAGCGATGACTCTAGCTCTAGCTGTGTAAGTCTTACCTCCTCAGCTGTTACTCTTTCGGCGTTCCTGATGTTCATAACCAAGAAAGCTTCTAGTATTCTTTTCTCTATTGTTGCTGCTAGCTGTGCAGCTGTAGCAAAGTCTGCAGTCTTACCTACCTGTACGACTCCTACATCTTCTGGTCTACCCTGTATGATAGCCCCGTTTCCAGCCTGTGCTAAGGTTTGTGGTTTAGTGGTTGATGAAGGTGATACAAGAAAGACTACCTTACTTGCTACACTTGCTCCTTCTACCAATGCTTGAGACAATCCTTCGAGACTTGTTAAGTCGCCGACGAACTCCTCTACTCTACCACGTCCATAGTTCTCACCATCAACTGTATTAAAACGAAGAACTAGCCACGGAGAAGCGTTCTTAGGTGCTGTGCTACGACTGTCAGGAAGTATCATATCGTCTACTTCTTGATGCCAGATCCAGCGTCCGCTACCTTCATCCATTTTGACACAGGTGTATACCTCAGCGTCGTCTTCATATGAGCTTGGTTCTTGTGGCCCAGCTTGGGACGGTACGACTTGCTCAATGCCAAGTACCTTTCTACTAATTAATTCTTTAGTAATTATCTCAATAACATTACCATTACCATCTCTGTTAACGACATATCTTTGTAATGGGTAGTGTTTTAATCCATCTTTGCCCATAAATACTAGAGCATTACCAGAAACTATTAAATGTTTCATGGCTTGATGAACCACAACTCTATCACTAGATGCGGCGATGTAGTCCATGATTATTCTCTCAAGTTTAGAGAATGATAAGTCTAACTCGCTACGCATTGTAGGATCCATCTCTTGTCCTAACTTGTCATCTCTGACTTGTAGTTTAAAGAAGGCTGTTTGTGGTGGTAGCATAGCTAACATTAATTTTGCTGCTAATGTTACTACTGCTTTAGCTCCAACTGATTGGTACGGTTGTAGCAGTGTGCGTTTGCCTTTGTAATTGTCGTCTTGAGTAACTAGATAAGGTAAGGTAAGTTCAGAACAGCGAACAGCAGTGTCAAGAAACTGAGTTCTTTCTGTCTGTAGCTCGCTGTAACGAGATCTTGCCTTATACATTTACTCCTCCAGTTCCGGATCCAGCAGTACCTGTGTTAACATTAATTTTTAATGCATCAGTTCCTGTTCTTTTTGCAGCCCCTCGTGGGTCTGTCTTTTTAGCTGACGTACCATACTCAACACCTGCAACCTCATCTGGGTCTAACAATTCTTTTTTTGAAGGTAATCGAGACTCTCTTACGACGTCTGGGTTACGTGGTTGAATTGGTGCTGGTGTTTGTATTGGTGTGGGTGCAGATGATCTAAATAAACACATTAAATTTCTTCTACTATAGATTTTATATATTGTACGACGTCCTGTTGTCCAGCACGGTACATAATGGAGGCTAACTCCTCCTTGGGGTGGACTGGTTGCCAAGCGAACTTGGAGTCTAGATCCTCAACTAACTTGTCTAGTTTATCTGAATAAAACTTAAGCGTATTGAGGGAGGTTGGTGTTTGCATGTTCAAAGAACGCTGGCATACGAGCTGCTTTTGTGTCAGAAAACTGTGGGGCTTTACCC